TTTTTTTCCACGCTAAGAGAAATAATTTCATTGAGATAATATCAACACACAATATGTCTATCACCAACGTACTCAGATTAGGATTCTTGCAATCGAAAGCTCGATATAGAGAGTTCTTACCTAAGATCAGAGTTCGTGAGAACCAAGTAGCAACGAGAACAGTCATTCACGCAATTCGTGAGTTCTGTACTCCTGAGACAGCTAATAAAGCAGTCTTTGGCTACAGGAGATCAGAGCAATCTGAATCAGCAGCAGAAAAGGATTTCATGCGCACCGATACCCCTTATCACAACGTGAAAAAGGATTATCATTACGCTAGAGCCCTTAAGGTTGTCGAAAAGTTGTTTCGTCCATCAAGGACACTACATCCTATCGCCTTCCCAGACCTGCGATTCTACCCCTGGTCCCTACCAGTCTCAGCCGAATACCCTTTCACCTTCGAGAAGAAGTGGGAAGAACGCATTCGACAACGTCAAGCAGACGGAGAAGCAATTGACGGCCGATTAACATTTGGAAACCTCTACAATGAGGTATTCGAATTAAATCGTCATCTAATTCACCAGATTAAGGATAAAAATCCTAAATTTTGGAAATCAGATGGAACGCCAATTCCATACGGTTACACAACATTACACTCACGTGCACACATGGTCCAAGCTGAAAGTCCAGACAAGATTCGCGCCGTTTTCGGAGTCCCAAAACTCCTACTCATGGCAGAGAATATGTTTATATGGAACCTTCAGAAAGAGTATCTAAATGAAAGAGTCAAATCGCCAATGCTTTGGGGATTTGAAACCTTTCGAGGTGGATGGAACAAGATTTGGAGCAGGATGAACCTAGCTAACAATCAGACTTTTTTAAGTGCTGACTGGCCAGGATTCGATCGATTTGCTTCATTTCAGGTTATCGATGACGTACACGACATGTGGCGATCATGGTTCGACTTTACTAAGTATGAACCTACTTCAGCCAAACATGCATTCGGGCAACCCCGACTCGCGTACCCAGTATCGAAAGCCAATCCATTGAGGATACAAAATCTATGGAAGTGGATGTGTCATTCAATTAAACACACACCAATTCTAGGACCCTCAGGACAAACATATCAATGGCAACATGCCGGAATAGCTTCAGGCTTCCAGCAAACGCAACTTCTTGATTCGTTCGTTAACGCAATCATGATCTTGACAACATTAAGTGCCATAGGTATCAACATTGAATCAGAACATTTTAGTCTGTTAGTCCAAGGAGACGACAGCCTTTGTGGATTTCCAGAAATTAAGACCGACAAAACTCAATTTCTTAACCAATTCAACAAAGAATCACAGTTCAGATTCAACAATACCCTATCAGTAGACAAGACTACATTCGGCAACTCATTAAATGAGGTCGAAGTCTTATCTTACCGGAATAGAGAAGGTATCGCCTACCGCGATCCTGGTGACTTACTAGCTCACTTACTCTATCCAGAATATCCACGCACGCTCGCCGCAACAGCATCAGCTTGTATCGGAATAGCGACAGCAGGAATGGGTAGTTCAGAACAAGTGTACAATACGTGTAAAGACGTATTCACTTTTTT